ATAGTTACCTTTGTCACCAAACCTTTGTAACATTCGGTAGAAAGCTCCCATAACTGGCACATCAGCACAAAATGATAATCCACATGCCGACACGTCAGCCAGCCAGGCTCGATATTGTGTTATATCGTGTCCCAAACTGACAGCTGTCACATCCTTCAATAGACATGTCTTCACATTTCTTATCATTCGGAAAATGCCATTGCATTCTATTGGTTTGCACTGACAAAATTCAATATGTTCAAATTCAAACACAGGTGGTTCTGTTACTATCTTAAAGCCGAAGTCTAGGAAGTACGACTTCAGGTCATTTAGCTTAGGCAGATCATCTTTTTCCAAAAACATCAGGCAATCATCACCATTATTAACGAATTCAATTTTAGTCCGTTTGGTGTCGATATATGCTTTCGCCATTAAACACATCAAAAATTTGTTACCTAGTGAAGTGTTCATGTCTCCAGACATTCTAGACCCAACTTTGTAATACGAAAAATGGCCATCGGAAGCACGGGCAAATCCCCGGTTAGTTAATTGCCATTTTAATAGGTCTTTCAGTTGTGTGTTTTTACCAAACAAATCTAAATAGAATGAGTGCTCAAACTTCAGAGCTTGTTCTGACACATGCTGATCAAACCGACTAGCGTCGAGTCCGACACAAACAGGGGTCGAAAATTTACACCAATGTTCTCGCAATATCCTAGCTTGCTCAAAAGCATTGTATTTGCTCATAATGGTGGGCGATTTGAAAAGCTTATCAATCGCATCATATACTTTGTGTTCTAATGGTAGCAGATACTTGCCAAGCTCCACGTTATATCTTGGATTTCGCGGTTGTATCACACGTGGAGCCGGGTCACTTTTTAAGGCCAAGTTAACTTTCTCTGCTTTTATGAACGTACTCATGTACGAATCGCGGGGTCGGACTGATTTGAATCTCAGCCCGTCTGCAGCCTGTTGATATATAGTACGTCTTCGTCCCTTGTAGTACTCGACAAAAGTTTGTCTAGTCACTGGGGATTGGCGTCCTAAATCACAGACCATAGATCGCTTGTACGATTCGCACCTCTTTACAAACACATCAGTTGCCGTGGGTTGTACACACGGTGTGCATTTCCTGTCTGTAAACATAACTCTCTCGCCAACCCCGCGACACAGGTTAGCGATTGAGTTGTTATGGGTCACCACCACATCATCGCAAATGTACCGACCCATAGTTAGGTATTTGCGACGTTTAAGGATCCCAGCCTTATGGGGAGTGACGTTTGGATAGACAGCTGGAACTGTGTCTATCCCCTCCCCACAGTCAGGGCCCCATCAATGACAACTTTCATCACGCCCCAGGAGTGAGGCGACGATGTTGTTGTTATTGACAGTTTCGGTGTGTTTAATGGCTAATTTCGAAAGCTCATAAGCCATAGGCACAAACACCATCTCAGTTGCAAAGTCGAGATTTTCGACGATGTGGCGAGCAACGAGACCGTGTTGTACACACTCGTCAAAAAGGAACTTTCTGACGCACATGTAATTTGCTTCTGATCTTTTGAGCAACCCGAATTTAGCTTTCCCGACTTTAACCAAATAAGCGCGAAAGGGGGCCTTACACCTCTTTCTCAACTTACGCCGCTTGGGTGTTGTTGAGTCCAAGACGTCTACCGCTCCGACAGCTTCATCAGTAAGATCATCGATTCCGACCAAAGTTTCTTCTTCGACTCTCTTAATAACATCAGCCACCTGGTTTTCGGTTTGTTTGATTATAGTGTTTGCTTGTATCTTATGCCTGTTAAGATGTTTCCATAAACACACTCCCACTTTAATAGCACTAGCGGCTATAAACACAGCTTGCGTCGGTGGTGAGACGAAGACAAGCGCCATCCGTATCGTGGAGGAACGACGAAA